AAGTGGGACAAGCTGTTCGAGCTGATGAAGCAGGAAGCTCCGGGCACCTTCATGATGACGGACTTGAGTTAACGGAAAATCCCGGGAGAAACCCGGGATTTCTTTTACGTGAGGTTCGATACGAGCAGGTTGAGCTCGTTGTGCTTTATGGCATTGTCCTTGGTAATCTGGACGATGCGTCCGATTTCCCTGAATTTCTTTTGGATGGCGACATAGCAGAGGAACGTTGCCCTTGCGTCCGCCAGTGAACTATGGGCCTTTTCGTTGGTTACTCCGAGCCTGGCGCACATGCTGCCCAGACTTCGTGTGGGAGGGTGGTCCCAGTCCGGGCAGACGATTGAGTTGTAGGCTGCAGACAGGGTCATCAGGTCTACCTGGACGTTGATGTCCAGCCTGTGGAACGCCGGGTCCGGGATGTACCTGTGGAGGAACCCGCGGTCGAAGGCATAGTTCTGCCCAAGAATGTGGAACCGTCCACCGGCCTGTTTTGCCTTGTCAAGAACAGCGCAGATATTGGCTGCAACGTCGGTGGCGAGGTAGCCGTCACGTTCGAGCGACTCGAGGTCGAGCTGGTTTGTACGGATTGCCTCCGGGTCGATGACGACTCCCTGGAACTGGCTAGGTTTCAGGGTCCATTCGTTCTCGCTGACCGTGGTGTAGGTCAGCGTTGCCGGGTCAAGCGCATAGACGCCGATGCCTACCGACAGCAGTGGGTTCTGGTCTGGGAAAAGGCCACCGGTTTCGGTGTCCACTGAAATGAAGGTCTGGATACTCATGTACCCAAATATAGCAAATTACCATTCCACTTCGCGGGACGTTGGGACATATTTTGCCGGACCGGGATTCACGTAGTTGCCAGGGCGGTTCCGGTCCTTCCAGGACGGTAGCAGGTCGTGGCTCGTCAGGTGGAACGACTTGCACTGCTGGCAGAAGTATACCGCCTTCTCGTGCCGGTTCCCGGTCTGCTTCACCCCGCACTTGTACAGGGCGTACTCGGCATCAACCTTCGACTTGTAGCAGATTTTGCCCGTGGGACATCCGGTATCCACCTGCTCGACCTTACCCTTGTTCTCTACAAGGGTAGTACGGAGCTTCTCCTCGGCGTTCCACTCCCGGATTTTCTCCTCGCGGGCGGGAACCACCTTCATCGTAAAGCAACGGTCGCAACAGATGTCGTTCTTGATTGGGTCGGCGTTCCGCCAGAAGTGCTTCAGCGGGAAGCCACATATTGAGCAAACTTTTAAATCCATATTTAATTTTCTTTTGAAAGTTCTATCACAAATATAGCAAATTACCAGGAACCCAGCAGTGCACCGCATGGCTGGTAGTTCGGGTCCCCGGATACGTCCTTGACACACTTGTCTACCTCGGGCGGCCTGAACAGCACGTCGTCCTTGAGCGCCTGCAGGGTGTCCTTGTCGAGGGTGAGCGGGTTCCCGGTGCTGTCCGCCAGCGTAGCCGTGGCATCCCCGTCGGTCGCCTTCCCGAGGGATGTCGAGCCGAACAGGTTGTCGATGAAGTGCTGCTGCAGCGGGTCGTCCTTGACGTTCTGGGAGACGTTCTGGCCGTTGTCGGTTGCCACCTCGATGTATGCCTTCCACCAGTACTTGTGCCACATGTACTCGTAGTCGGGAAGCTCGTCGGTGATGGACGAAATCTGGTACAGAATGTTGTTGTATTCCAGCTTCATGAAGTCGCCGGCCTTCGGGAATATCTGCGCGGCGGTGTAGCCGTGGTAGACGAACTGGGAATAGCCGCGCTGCGACCATTCGGGGTCGTGGAGGCCGGGGTCGCACAGGGGCTCTATGCCGGCATCCCGGAGGCTCCGGTAGTTCCGTTCGAGGAACAGGCCCATGTGGATGAACACTTCGGTCTTGTCAGTGAACTGTATACCGAAACGCTTGTAGATTTCGTTCTGCGGGGTGAAGGTAATCTTCGCCTTGAGGTCGAACACGCGGTCGATGGAACGTGCGTTGTCTTCCTTGGTCAGCGGGTTTGCCGACGTGTCGAAGGTCGTCGTGTAGTAGAGGAACCTGTCGCCGTGGTTGCGAATCCAGTCGTAGGTCGTATCCTTGTACTTCTTCTGTGCATGGAACGCGTTCTCGTTGCGGAAGAAACTGCCATAGCCTAGACGGGTAGTCTGCTCGAAGTCCGGCTGGTTGTAGTGGGACAGCGGGGTACGGTCTATGTATCCCTCGGCCTTGTCAGCCCATAGCGGCTTGGAGACGTTGGCCTGTACGCTGAACTCGGGAACCAGCACATGCCTGGCCCGTACGTAACCCTTGATGTCTAGCGGCAATGATGGCACGTTTTTACCTCTTGGTGTAGTTTATATGGCGACCCTGCCCCCGGGGGATATAAACTACCGATAATCGATGAGGATACCGAAATGGCTTCTACCGCAGTCGCAAGAAAATACACAAATATCTCGTTTGATGACATCAAGCAGCACCTGATGGACATTGTCCGGGCCAAGGAAGGCCCTCTTGCCGACCTTGGCGACAGCGCCTACGGCAAGATGATGCTCGAGCTGTTCGCCGGCTACGGTGACCTGACCGCGAACTGGGTAGAATCCGCGTTCGAGAACTCCTGGCTGGAAACGGCGTATGCCAAGCCGCCAATCTATGCCGGCGCCCGTTCCCTCGGGTACAGCATCCGTCGCCCGGTCCCGGCAAAGTGCTCCATCGGTATCCGCATAGCCGAAATCAGGGAACACTCCACGTTGAAGGTGTTCATCCCCAAGGGGACCGTGTTCAGTATGTCCGGCGCTACCCTCACTTCGATGGCTGACATGGAATTCGACTATGACTATGACATGGACGTGAACCAGACGGGCCTCATGGAGCTGACCAGCGGCACCAACGTGCTCGCCGAGGGGCAAGCCAAGAAGGAAGTACTCATCTCGAACGGCCGCCAGAACCAGGTATTCTACATTACCGACAGGACTTTCTCCGACTATTTCGGCGACAACGACCCGAACTTCTCCGACGACGGGAACGTGGCCCACCGCCCGGCATGCTTCACCAAGGTGACTTCCGACGCTACCCTGATTGACAACATCGACCCGGACGTGGTCATAGACGACAAGCTCTACTGGAGAATCTCCCGGAGGGGCCTGGAGGACCCCGGCCTTGACGAGACGCATGCCGAGGAGATGTCGGAAACGTCGGTTTCCCAGGGGAACTACAGCAACAACTATACCGTCCTGGTCGAGACGGCAAACGACGGCACCGTTTCGCTCAGGTTCGGCGACGGCCTGAAGTCGGCAATCCCGTTCGGCAACATAGAGGTGACCTATTTCTCCACAAAGGGCGAGGCCGGCAACATGCTCGGCGTGTTCGGGACCGCCCTGTCCACTGCCGGCAGCGGCATAACGATTACCACCAAGGACGGCCAGGAAACCGAGACCACCCTCAACGACCTCAACATCTGCCTTACCTCGGATATCCGGGGAGGCCTCAATATCGAGTCCGCCGACTCAATCAAGAACAACGCGTCTTCCATCTTCAACACGCTCGACCGTCTAGTGAACAGGGAGGCATACAAGATTTTCCTCCGCCGCTACGCAGATGTCAAGTACGCCTCGGCCTATGGTGAGGACGTGCTCAACACCAAGCTGCCCAACGGCGGAATCAACGTGAAGTACATGAACCAGGTCAGGTTTACCGCCCTCAAGGACCTCTACAGGAAGAAGGACGGGAAGTACTACCCGACCGGCGAGGACGAGTACCTGCTGGAAGGATACAAGGTGAACGGCCTGATGTATAACTGGCTCTACGATTTCCAGGACCCGGCACAGCCTACTATTCCGGACGGTTCGCAGGTGTACGAGAATATCCGAAGGGACCTGCTCGCAACCCCCATCAGTGTCACCGACGCCACGAGGATTCTGGACATCGTGAAGAAGTATATTCCGTCGGTAAACCTGGACGAGAGCGTGTTCTCCGCATTCATGACACCCCTGGACTTCGTGGTTACCGGGTCCGAGCTGTACAGCATCATGGTGGCGCTCAACCGCCGCGGAATGCTCACCGTCGGTGACGGGTTCCACAACTACGTATATCCTTCCGTGCACAACATGGAAATCAAGATGGACGTGGTCCTGTTCAAGGGAAACAACTTCACCGATATCCGCGAGCGAATCAAGAACATCGTGTACAAGTACCTGAAGGAGAATACCGAGTTCGGTACCCCGATTTACAGGTCCAAGATTGCGTCTCTCGTGCACAGCATGAAGGAAGTCGCCGGTGTCGACGTGTATTTCCGGCCGGCCGACAATGCGTTTACCGGAATCGACCTGTCCGCCTACGGGTGGATGGAGGATTCCACCTCGATGTTCTGCAACTGGGGAACCGCCCAGTTCAGCGGGATGAAGTACATGCTCCGCGTCGTAAGGAACGGCGTAGAGGAATACGTCGAGTGCGCCATGCGTGACCAGTCGGCCATGCAGAAGATGATTGCCGAGTACTACAACATGTACGTCGAGCCGTATGCGAACTCCGACAGTTCTCCGATTACCGACAGGCTCATCGACCGGTTCGTCGCGTTCATCTGGGACAAGGTGATGCAGGAAATCTACTATCCGCTGTCCGAACTGCTCGGCGAATCCTACAGTACCGGCGGAGAAGTCCTGAAGTACAAGGACATGCTCCAGAGCATCAAGACTTGGGACATGGGGAAGGACAGCCTGACGTTCAAGGGTTACGGCAGTATTAAGGAAATGTCTGAGGTCAACGGGTCCGTCCTGTTCGACTACATGCGCTACGCCATGGACTACATCAAGCTGGTTCGCCGGGTACTGTGCTCCAAGTCCACCGCTTCCCTGATTAACAAGGAAACCGGCAACATTACCGAATACAGCAACGACAACGAGATTGTGCAGTTCAACATACCGAACGAGCTAATCGAGCTTTCCGTCGAACAGGCAACCTCACTTCTTACCGGGACGGGCAATAACTGATGAATCCGATACCACTTAGTGAACGCGGGCAATTCCGCTATGCAGACTTCGTAGAATACATCCCGGAGTTCCTCTGGGAAGAACCGGACGTGGTTGAGCTACTCCAGGTGATGAGCGACTATATCAACGACGCGTACAGGAACATCGAGGACGTCGAGGAGTTCGAGTTCAAGCTGTGCGTCGCCGAGTCCAAGGTCGGAAAGGGAAGGAAGAAGCTCGAGCGGCTGCGCTCCATGTTCAACCTCGCTTCCGGACGCGGCGAACGCGTATATTACCTGTCGGTCCCCCGCGCCAACGTGAAGTCCAACGCCGTGTTCGGCAAGGGAACTGGCTACACCCCGTACTATGTTGACGTGGGGTTGCCCGAGGTCGCTGACACCATACCGAACATATCGTCAGTGGACAAGAAGATAGAGGAGCTCTCCGACGGGGACGTGGTGTTCGTGAGATACACCTCGCTTGACCCGGTAGTCACCAAGGCATACTATTATTCCAGCGAATCGCACTCACTGCTGCTCGAATCCGAAGGCACGACGCAGGACCCGTTCACCGATACCGACAACAGCGAATCCAGGATGATTTCGTTCAGTGTCAGCGACATTTCGTCGGTGAACAAGAGGTTCGGCGGCACAAGCGGCGGAAACACGTATTACGAGATTTTCTTCACTGCCAGGATAAGCGACGTCAAGTCCGAGCGGGCGGTGGATACGGTGGAGTTCGAGGCAGACCAGGTCAACGACGTGAAGGATACCCTGGTGGTCGACTATTACGGCATGACCTATGTGCCCGGAAACAAGTACTATACGGCAATGTCCTTCTACGGGGAAGACGGCTGGTCATGGAAGAGTGGATACCCGACGGGAATGTTCTACCTCAAGGAATCCAGCGGTGCCAGGCTAGACGCCGTAGGAGACACCCTCGGGACGAACAGGGACCTGCTGGGGGACCCGGCAATAGTCAAGTCGTCTTCGAGGTACGCCATGTCGGCGGACGCCAGGTTCGACGCGCTGTCCGGCATGTGGGAGTTCGTGACTTCGTCGCCCCTTCCCCAGATGCCTGGAAGCAAGTTCTATGTCGTCGACGGCAAGACGGGCGAGCAGCACGGCGAGTTCGTGCTGATGCAGGATACTTCCATCGACGACCGGTTCGTGAGCAGGATGACTGCGTCCTGGTGCGACTCCGAATACGAGAGTACCGGAATCATCCCGATGGATTCGGTGTTCCTCATGAACTTCCCGATGTATTACGGGAAGGGTGTTCCGGACTATGCGCATTCCGAGACGCTTCTTACATGGAAATACGTGAGCGGCAGCATGAACATCGACTGGAAATCGGCCAGGATGAAGCGATTCGACGTGGACGGCAATGTAGTGAAGCTAGGCGAGCCGTTCATCCCGGAACTGGCCAGCGCCTATTCGTTCATCGCTCCGGCCGACGTATACGGCTCACTGGAGAGGCATGACCCGAACAATCCCCCGCTGTATGCCGGCGGGTCCCTCTGGGACGGCCTGGCGAAGCCGGTGTCGATTGCACCGGTAGCCGACGGGAGGTACAAGTTCAAGATGAAGACGCAGCTGCATGCGGTGCAGGAACCGGTGCAGCTGTATGCCGGGCTGATTGGCATGCTCACGGTCGACGGCGAAGGCCGCTGCACATGGTCGGACGAGCACAGCGTCCCCTACATCAGGGAGTACCTGTATTCCCCGGAAAGCCCGGACAGCCTCACCGGATACCTGGCGTGCTATGCGCCGGACGGCACGGTGCTGCCCCTCAGGGTGGTCGACATAGACCCGGCTACCCTTGAAGTCAAGACGGTCGACCCGATTGCCGAGGGTTCCTATGCGTGCGCATTGATGAGGCAGGCCTCTGGCGGTCATGCGGAGAAATTCAAGGAAGTATCCCGTTACGGCGAAGCCTACCTGCGAGGAGTCCCGGACAGGCACTCGGGCGACGTATATACGGCCGGTACGTTCTACGTGACCGACGGCTCCGGGAACAGCGCATTCGTCGAGGTCGGCGACCCGGATTTCCCGGTGCTGCCGGTGTTGGCCGATACTACCTATACGAAGGGCGATGTCGTATACGATGGTGCCGACACCCTGTACGAGTGCATCAACAACTATACGGCCGACGGGTCGGACGACATATCCGCACGTCCGGAATTCCGGGTGGACCAGGTAAGGTGTCGCCGCATCGGGTATACCGAGATATATAACGCCTTCATCCCGTACTACGGGCAGGTAAAGGCGCTGGATTTCGGCGGCAAGGTCGAGTATACCGGCGACATGGGAGTCACTACCATGCCGCTGTACATCACCAAGGTGGTGGAGAACCGCCTGAAGTATGGCTGGGAACACCGCGAGTTCCTCAACTACGGGACAATGATGAACATGAGCGGGCGGGACCGCAACGGCTCCGTCGACATATTCAGTTCCGCCAGGTCAGGCGACCCAGGCGCGTTCGAGACCGCCAAGGACGCCGTTACGACTACGCTCGACAGGAAGGTCAAGTGGGTAATCAACTATCCGGTCATCAAGCGCGGCGCGAATTCTTCCATGTCTGTCGACATCGACAACCTGGTCGCCGTCCCAGTGGAGGGAAAGCTCGACAGGTGGACTGTAACCCTGCAGAGTGCCGGCCACGGGATGTTGGAAGGCGCTAGCGTATTGGTAAAGGGTTTCCCGGTAACCCAGGAAGTCGACGTCAACGGGATTTACCGCCTGCACGTAATCGACGGGGACAACGTAAGCTTCGACGTACCGGCCGTGTCCGGTGCCGCGGCTGGCCTTGTCTACCTCCCGGTCGACCCCGGTATGTCCGTGATGTACATAGGCGACTACTGGATGGAAATTGCGAGCATATCCTATGCCGGGGACGGGACGTACGTATTCTCCCTGGACGGAGATATCCCGCCGCTTTCCGTCGGCGACAGCGTCACCGTATATGACGCGGATGTCGCCTGCGGCAAGACGTCCGGAAAGGATAGCTTCGCCGTTACCGTTACGGGAATAGTCACGGTGGACGAATCCAGGGCGGCGACCGTCACCTGCACCTGCACTGATGCATCGCTTTCCTCACAGCTGGGCGATGCGCTGCAGTTGCGCAGGCAAATCGCGGCCGGCGACTACGTCATGGTTGACGGGGCAATCTACCGCGTATCAGCCGGTGAATGGCAGGAGAAGGAACGCAACGACCTTTCCGTGCCGTCCGTGCTGATGTCCAAGGAGAACCTGATGGATGTCACCGAGACAAACCCGGAATTCGCTCTCGGCGACGATATCCGTATCGACGCAATCATCCCGGAAGGTGCCGACATTGCCGTCGTTCGCCTGAAGGACATGCTACCGCACTTTACCGTGGAGAACGCATCCGCAATCAACGGGCGCACCATGGTGAAGGTGAGGAACGTCACGCCCAGCCAGTACAACGGCTGGCATACGGTCACCGAGGTAATCGGGCCGAAGGCGTTCAGGATGGCGGTTCGGCTTTCCGAATCCGCGGTGACCGAGGGTACTGGTATCAACGGGGAGGAGATGTACCTCAACGAGGGACGCTGGTATGCGTTCACTGTGAACGGCGTCGACTGGGACAAGGTCAGCAACCGGGTAACCTACTCGCTGAACAACACGATTGAGGCCGGGCAGACCGGCGATACGCTGGTGACCAAGTTCGAGCATCGGCTCGAGAAGGGCGACCACGTCATTGTCGGGGAGATGGATACCATTGTTTCCGCAGACGAGGACAACAAGGCGGAGGCCGCCTCCGGCATAAGGACTTGCGTGGTGTCGAACGTTATCGGGAAGACCGGCCTGCAGCTTGTCGACCTGTCGGGGAATCCGGTTACGGGGTTCGACCGGGAAGTCTGCATAGCGCGCGGCGTGGTGCTGACGGCCCGCGAGGACGACCTCGGCTCGCTCCGCAACGAGTATACCAGGAACCTGGTGTCATTGGGCGGGACGAAGTACAGGTTCCGCTCGGGCGACATCGTGGTCGCGCTGGCGCAGCAGAACCCGTGCGAAGTGAAGGCATGGAGGGTTGTCGCCGACGACAGCTGGCAGCCCATCAGGGCGAAGCGCTCGCTGAAGGTCAATTCCCTCGGCGTACACAGCTACGGCAACGGTGCATACAACGGCGTCGACGTGGAGGCGGACGAGGATACCGTCAAGTACAACACGTACAGCGACGTAGATGTCGCCGGGTTCCCGGGGGATGTCTATGTGGCGGGATACCGGTGCGTCGAGAAGCAGAACTTCTCCCGTCCGCACCTCGAAGACCTGGACACCACAAGGGACGCCAATACCGAGTACTCGTCCGGAGAGGACTTCTCCAACGTGTCGCCGAGGCACAACATGAAGGCTTCCTTCAAGGGAGTGCCGGCGATGAAGTACCCGCTGGTCGAGAAGATTGAGCGCCTGTGCTACCTGCGCGACGCCCACGTCATTGACTACGACATGATTGAGTACCTCGCCAGGTTCCTTGGCTACGATATCACCGCGCTCGGCGCGGACGTGGCGGAGAGCAACCTGTACGCCACTAAGAGCGAGAGGGAGATGGCGGTGAGGGAGACCGTGGCTAACCTCCCGCAGTACTACGCCCTCGGCGGCACCAAGTCCGGCCTCCATATGCTTATGAGCGCGTTCGGCGTGATAGCCGACGTTCTGACCCTGTGGACGGATGCCAACAGCCCGTATTCCGAGCTGATTACCAGGGACGAGGTGATTGCCCGAATGGAGGACGGCGATTCCGGCAAGTGGGTGCCCAGCCCGTACATCGACATCGAGGTGACGAATAACGCTGCGTTGCCGCAGTTCTCGGTCACGCAGAGCGACATCGAGCGTATACGGGAGCAAATCAGGGTGTTCAAGCCAATCAACGTGGTCTTCCGGGATTTCCTGTACAAGATTGTGGATACGGCCAAGGTAAGGCCGACCATATCCTTCGGGGAGATATCCGGGTCGAGCGATTGCGGGGCAATATCGAGCAACGGCAATCCGCTGGACATACAGTATTCGGAAGATTACCTGAATACATGCGCATTCTAGAGCAAAATCCCGGGATTGCCCGGGATTTTTCTTTATGTGGCGGTTTTGCGGTATATAAACTAGTTTTTTGAATGAAAATAGCCGGAAACTAGTCGCATGAACAAGATTACGCTAACTGCCAGAGGCAGGGAAATCCTTTCGCAAAACACGCTTCAGGGCGGTGAAGCTTACTGGGTTGGATACTTTGGCCTGGCCTACGTGCCGGACCAGGGCCGGTTCAGTGACGAGCAGACGAGGCTCATCAACGATGACGAACACGGCGACTACATCTACAACCTCTGGCAGGGCGACCTGGTGAACGAGGGCCATTCAATCGCTTCGGACAACCTCCGCAAGCTGACGATGTATGACCGTAATCTCACCTCCAATTTCCGCTACATGTACGACGACGAGAAGGATTGCAACCGTCTCGTCACCTGGACTACCAAGGACGACAGTGAATCCGGCTCATCGTCATATGTCAGGGAAGGCTACCACATTTACAACGGCATTACACAGGGTGAATCCAACAATACAGGCGATACTGATACCGAGTCCGAGCTGCCTTGCCCGGCACCCCTGTTCTATGCGGGAGGTTCCGCATCGTACGGTACGGCTCCGGAGAATCCGGCAGACTTCATGAATACCGTATCTGCAGACTGGCCTAAATGCAAGGTAAATGGTGACGATTGTCCTATGGTTACCCCGGACATGAGGGCATATCCCGGAACATGGGCTGGAGCTACCAGTACTGGCTGGAACTGGGTCCCGCAAAATGCGGGCAAGTACGATACCTTGCCGTCCTATATTACCCGGAAGACTGCTGCCGGCGAAGATGGCGCCGAATCACTCGACCAGTATGCCAAGTTCCTCAGCGTATCCAATTTCAACAAGGAACACGGCCACGTATCGGCCGAGGGTTACAATGTCGGCTACCAGGAATCCTGCCACAACATGTCCATGGTTACCCGGCTGTTCCCCATCGCCAGCTACGAGCTTACAGCGACGAGCGAGCCGTCGACTAATGACCCGAACAGGAGCGAACGCGGAAGCGCGAAGAGTATCAAGTACGTAATCCGGATGGACCTGAAGTCCGCATATCAGGGCGTCCGCGCATATCTCGATACTTTGACTTATCAGAAGAGCGATACCGAAGGGGTTGAGCCGGAAGACATCGCACTGTATACTTCCAAGAAACCGAACTCTTTCAAGTTCAACCGTATCGGTATTTACGCGGTTCCCGTCACAATCAGGCATTTCTACAAGGAAGGCGATGCTGCTAACCGTAAGGATTGCAGGGCGACCCATTACCAGATGGAGATTTCCCCGGATGCGAAGCCCGAACTGTTCGCCGTGATGCAGGTCGACGAAGTGTGCATGTCGGAAGACGGCTCTTTCGGCCTCAGCGACTACAATACGACTTTCGTGCTCAACCTGGAAAACGTATCGGACAATACTTCTCTCTGCACCAACCCGGAAGTGTACTACAACCTTGCCGAGAACGAGGCCATTACCTGGTACCAGAACCAGCTTATCGCTACGGCCGGGCTGTCCGAGGCGGTGACCAACCTTGGCGTGAACATGGCCCACATGATGAATAATCGCCCCAACGCATCGTGTGGCGAATGTAGCTTCAGCGACAGCACTAGCACCGTGGACGTGCCATCATATGGGGTATTTACAGAAACTTACGATGGGCTGGTGCCGAAGTCATCCGAGGCGGGCGATACCGACAAGTTCTTGAAGGGAGACGGCACATGGGCTGTACCGGTGGTTAGTCCGTCAATGCCTATTATTATTCGTGACGTGGATTTACCGCTATACGATGAAGGTAAAAGATATGCGCCAAATTATAGCCGTGCTAGACTTACCATACTGAAAAGCGATGGATTTCATGTTATAAATCAAGATGGACAGGAGAGTTTGTTTGATAACGTTACATGGGATTACAGTAAACGAGGCCCGAGCTATGAGCATTTTAGTTTTGGCGGTGCCAATCAACTTGTGTGGTATACATGGGGTGCCCTGTATGACGAGGACAAAACACCTAATGTGATAAATAACAACAACAGGACGCTTTATCTGGATACAACAACTTTGTTGCCCGGAGTCGTATACGAAATCGCTATAAAGATTTGCGCAATTGGCAGTGACATGATAAATATGATTACTACCGGGAATAACGGATTTGGTATCTATTTCTACAATGATTTAGACGGTAGCGGTAATGAATGTTTGGAAAACTGGTATAAATGGGCGGATGTTTCTGCGGAGAGCCCGGTATACTATGCACTTTATCCAAACTTTGAGTTATACGTGGAACCAACCGATGGGTCTACTCACAGACCATTGTATGATGGAAATAATAGTCCCGGCAGTGGTAGGACAGAACCAGTTCTTGCGTCAGCCACAATTCATTTTGTAAAGGTTGATGGCAAGGTATACGTAATGAGTTATTAAGAGCGAAAAACAATAGTTTTCCTTGTGGAAGTAATATGATGCATTACCGTATCGTAATTTCACATGGTCAGACTGGATATATACCCAAGTTTCTCGATGTATTTGGGACGGACAGTAACATACTGTTCGTTTTTGATGCTATGACTGATGCCGACCTGCATCTTGTGCAATCGGCGGGCATACCTTATGTTTGTGTACTGAATGAGGGAAACCGGCCGTTAAATCGTAATACCGGACTGCGATACTGGGAGCAAAATGCTGCCATGCGTGACGATGATGTAATAGAGTTCTTCGATGGTGACAGGATACCGGTCAAATATATGCCCGATTCAGTACCGGATGACTGGGATGTTCTCCTGTATACATGTGAAAATGACCGACGACTGGAAAAGCTGAAAATAGGAAAGGTAACCACGAATGTCCTATGTAACCCGTTTTATTCATGCGGGTTTGCCATGAAGTACGGCGCAGTAAAGAAAATATACGGGATGAATGACGGCAGTCTATTCGATGAGTCATTTACCCAATGGGGGTGCGAGGACCAGTACCTTGGCGTTATGTGCGGACGTGCTGGTATGAACATATATCTTCATGATGGGGTCATCCTGTCCGGAAAGGTTGGCGGGGACGAGATGTCTCACCCAAAATACAGGGAATCACTGCAGCATTACGTAAACCGGCTACTTGAAAAGAACATTTTTCCTCACATTTCGTAACTTTTTCGATAAATGGCATAGTTTACCTCGCAGAGAACTTCCTTTGAGAGGATTTTGCATATGCGTATGACAGTAAAGCACAGCTATCTTATCCAGCTTGCCAACATTCTTGCCAATTCCGCCAGGATTTTTACCGGCGACTGCCAGGGAAGCGTCGCCTACAAGGTGTACATGAACCGCAATACCGCCAAGACCTACCTTGACGGCTTCATCCAGGCCTTCCCGGAAGACCCGAAATGGTTCGAATATACCCAGAAGCACGACAGCGTGTATGCCGAGGCCAACGTGCAGACGGCAGCCGAACTCGCCGCCCTTCCCCAGGAAAAGCAGGCCGAAATCACCGAAGCCGTGGCAAAAATCGATGCCGAATACAAGGACGTCATCGAAAAGAACCGCGCCATGGAGGCAGAACGCCGCAAGACCCTCGAGGAGATGGTGGAAGTGGACCTCTACACGGTAAAGCCGACCGACATCCATATCAAGGGTGAAAACTCCTGGGAAATCTGGGAAATCCTCTACAACGACGGCAACGGCATCATCCGCGATGACGAAGCCAAGCCGATGGAGGCATAACATATGGCAACACTGAGTGCTTGCATTGTCGTCAAGAACGGCAAGGGCAGCATACTCAGGTGCCTGGACGCGTTGCTGCCCATGGCAAATGAGTATGTCGTAGTGGATACCGGCTCAGTTGACGGTACACTGGAACTCATTGCCGACTGGCAGAAACGCCATCCCAAGCAGAGGCTTATCCTCGACAAGGTTGGGCGGAAGTTCCACGATGCCGACGGGGTGTTTGACTTCGGCGCGGCAAAGGACTATGCTATCTCCCTTGCCACTTGCCAATACGTCATGTGGGTGGATGTCAACGACATCCTCCTTGACGGGAAGCACGCCAGGGAGCTGTTCCAGAAAATCGTCTCGAAGTACCCAACGGCCGGCATCAGCATGCTGACCAAGGTCACTCCGACCCATTCGTTCCCGAGGCTGCGCATCCTCCCGAGGGAAAGTGCTAAGTTCAAGGGGATTATCCACGAGATGGTGGTCAACACTAACCCGGACGCCCCCACGATACATACCAAGTGCACGTTCGAGAACTACAAGTCCAGCAGGGACATCCTCCGCAATATCGCCGGGCTCAAGAAGTCCTGGGAACAGGAACGCACCCAGCGCACGGCGTTCTATTTCGGCAATTCCTATATCGACCTGAAGGACTACGGGCACGCATACGAATGGTACAGTGTGGCTGTAGACGCCTTCCCCGACCAGCACAACGAGGACAGGCTGAAGTCGCTGGAACAGATTTGCTCCATGATTGTGGCCACTAGGACAGACCTGGAGGAACTCGGCGCCCGGTCGCTGCAGCTAATCGAGGAGTTCCCTACCAGGGGCGAAGGGTACTATTACAGGGCCCGGTACAATTTCGAGACCGGGAACTACAACATGGCCCTCAAGTGCCTCGACCAGCTGATGACCATCAAGGCGCCCAAGATGCACAACCTCTGGCTCAACTCGAAGATATACGACAAGGAGGAAATCCGTTCGATTATCTTCATGGTGAAGGAGGAACTGCAGCGCAACGAGTCGGCCAGCCTAATCGACGCCGACCCGATGCAGCCCGACATGATAGACGCCGGATACGGGTACGGGGGGTATGACGGGCTGCCCGCCCACCTGAATTTCGGCACTACCGCGCCGGGATACAACGCGTTCATTTAAGCGGGGGCGGTGAGGAACCGCCCTTCTTTTTGGCCCACAACAATCATAAACTACGGAAAACTGACTGTCCAAGGTACTAGCGATGAACACTCTTTACGACTTGGTTACTAAAATCGACGCGCTTACGGCAAATTCGCAGCAAGTCCTGAACGCCCTAATCAGGTCATGCGTGGCCTCCGGGTCGTCCAGCGGCTACAAGGTGAAAAAATACGGCGAGGAGATAGAGCTGGACCGGGCGGACATCTACCATCTTTACGATTTCTACCAGTCATGGGAGGCCGAGGGCTTCCCGTCCGACGAGTCCGAGTTCAATTCGCTGCTCGCCAGGGCAGATGCCCGCTGGAGGGTCGGCGAGGGCGATACGAGTACCCTGGCCAGCGACGCCGTCGCCAAGCACGCGAAGATTCTGTACCTCACCAAGGAACAGGCCGCCAAGCTAGAGGACGAGAATACCAGGGAAGCGACCGAGGCTCAGCTGAATACGAGCTACTGGGTCAACCGGATTAGGGAATCCGCTACCCCGAAGGGCACCATTTCTAGTGCGCCAATCCCTCTCAACCTGCGTACCCCGCTGTACGACGAGAACCTTTCGGTCAAGTCTTTCAGTCAGTTCGAGACTTACCTGTTCCCCATGGGCTACCACCGTGCGGAAATCCTCGGGACTCCCGGGAACGGCGAGGACTATGTCGCCGGCGGACGCAACTGGACTATTGACGTCACTGACTTCCTTACACTCAGCGGGAACCATATCCTGCTCGGCAACAACAGCCTCCCCGTAAACAAGCTAGAAGGATACGGCGACAAGAGCCTCAATATCAGCTGGGGCAACGAGAGCTACGCCTTCGGTAACCTGTCGCTCGCCTTCGGCGACCATTCCGTGGCGCAGGCTGACGGTTCGCTCATATTCGGCAACCACTGCTATGGCCAGGGAATAGACTCGTTCATTGCCGGCGGCGACCGCAATCTCACGGTAATGGACAACGCGTTCGCGACGAACCAGCGCAATACGGCTGTCGCCAAGAACAGCTTTGCGGCAAATTACAACAACTATGCCGGCGGCTGGGGTTATGACTTTACCTTTATCGGGTCCGCCGACCCGAACGTGGTGAATACCGAGTGCGACGTGACCTATATCGAGTCCGAGGACGTTTGTGTATCGAATAAGACTGTAACCGATGTGCTCGGCGACAGTGCACTATATAAGGTGCTCTGCATTTCTGCTGATGACGTGACGCTTGCCAAGCTTCCGTTTGAGGAAACCATGCAGGTGGGCGACTATGTCGTTATCTATAACATGTGGGTAAAGAAGGATGGTTTCCAGAATACTGCCACTAGCATAGACGGGTATGCCGCCGATACGGTGATTGCCAAGATTACCAATATTACAAGGGTTAACATCGAGGGCACTAGTGACCTGGACCACTATGAAGTCACTCTGTCTACTCCGGTTCCTATCAAGAGCAAGAACGGCGTGTTTGGGGGCGGAACGGTTTCCTCATACATGAGGAGGGTTGTCCGGCATGATATCGACGGGAATCTCCTGGACAGGGACGATGTGTTACTTGGACTCAACTCGACTACCTTTGGACATGGCCATTCGGCAATCGGGCATAACCAGACCGTTGTGGGCCAGATGAGCGTTCCGAACATCGATGCAAAGTTTGTCGTCGGTACAGGCAGCTCCTACATATTCAGCAAGGACGAGGACGTATACAGGTCAAATTCGCTCGTTATCGGCGATACGTACAGCTATATGAAGCTGGCCAACGGCAGGAGCTATATCGGCGTGTCTACGCATAGCCAGCAAATCGATGACATGGGGGCGGACGATAATGGGACGGTGACATTGCCTAAGGGAACGGTGATGGCCACCAGGGACAAGTACACTCATGATTCAACTAGGGTAGCCACCGATTCGAAGCTTGCATTCATGCAGGCCGAAAACAACCAGGGACCTGTGTCCAGGGTATGTATAGGCAGTACGATGCCTAGCACTGCCGGAGTCGGAACCTATCCTACCGCGTTGATGCAGAGCGTAAAGGGCACGACGGTAATTGCCGGCGGCGTCACGTATGTCGACGAGGTAACCGAACAGAAGCGTAACCTTGTGGAGACTCTTATCGATGCATCCCAGGTCATCATTTCCGGGGACGACAACGCTGTCGGAATCTATGCAAAGGATGGAATCGACATCAGGAACGTCAACCCGTCCCGAGGCATCAACATCGAGACAAAGAACTGCATTGCGCTCAGGTTCAAGAACCTTGTTCTTGACGGGGATGATACGTTCGGGTCATTGACCGCTACCGGTCGGGCACTGTCGTTCATCCTGGACAAGCAGGATGGGTCTGACAATAACGGGGCGCTTGATTCCATCCTCTGGGGTCATACCACGGGCAAGAGCGGCTTTTACTACATTGACGGTGGCAACAGCAATTCCAGACTGTTCGATGCAGCTGCCATTACCATGGGGACGACATCCAAGTATGACGGGAACCGGCTCCATCTGTACAACAGCGTACAGGCAAGCATAACCGACAACAAGTATCACGTTGCATCCCTGTCTATCCCGGAAGTCTCTACTGTCGTTCCCAGTGGCTATGCGTTACGCCCGAAAGTAACTACCGGTATAATTGACGGTGTAGGCGGTGCCGTTGGCAATGTGCTGACCAGCAAGGAAATCCCTTACATGGACGATATCGGCGTATGGTCTTCTGCCCCGATGTCATGTTTCGGATTTATTAGGGGAGGCTCGTCGGTTTCGACACTTGACGCGGCATGCGATTTGTCCGATATCGACGACTACGTGTATATGCCGTTGTTGCGGTTTGATAGAGATAGTAATGCATGGGTCTATAACCCTAGTAAAATATATGCCAAGATTTCTGCATCCGGTGGCTCCCGGAATGAATCCTATCTTCTAAGGTACAACGAGGCACGTATTGAATTGATGCATAATGACAACGGCACCACAGTTAAGTTTGGTGAAATGTCGGTAATGTCTACATCTATCAATGATAATGAGGTTGATGTACAGGGAGAACTCACGTTTATAGTTAACGGTGAAACAAGCGAATTTTTAACGCGAATAAGTGATGGCTTCAGAATACCATTCATACCGGGATTTGCTACCCAGAGTACGGGTGACAAGTTTGTGCAGGCGGGCACTCCGCTGGCGAATAACGCCATATACAAGCGTATAGCCGGTCGTCAGCAGTTGGTTACTAGACTCGACGGCGGTTATTATAGTTCATGGGGATGCAGCGGTGACGATGCCGACGACGACAATGTTTCGTATTATGGTTTTGGCATTCAGCCGGGAATTCTGTGTATGGAAATACGGCGGCATACTAATTTTGCTACTCACTGGGAAGGCGATAAGCCGTACAGGTTCCGCTTACAGGGGAAAGTGCCATTCGAGGCAACCAGCGAATGCATGGGGATGAACATCAACACTAGATGGAATGACGCATTGCGGGCATGTTATAAGAACAGGGTATTGTATCCGATAAGTGAACTGGCCGCCATTCTGCAGGGAGTATAATATGGCCGACAATCAAAAATACATTCGTGCCAACATACGTGACATCAACGCATTGGAACACATCACTTCCGACGTGGCAAAATCCAGGTCGAACTACGAGTCCATCCTCAACGGCCTCGTCGCCTGGAATACCACGGACAACCCGAACGTCACGGTCCGCCTTTCGACGGACAACTACCCGTATTTCGTCGACTACACTTTCCCGTCAAGGTCGACCTTCGCTACAGGCGGCGGCACAGTCGCCGAGGAGGGGCTGTATCCGGGAATCTTTGACTATGCCAACATGATAGACATGGTGGCCACCACTTCGGACGAGGCGACGCTCAGGCTGACGGTCGCGTCGGGAAACCGTGGAAGCTGGACACTGTTCGAGGAAGCCATGGTCACCGAGGATGGCACCACGGCGTCGATGCCGTACAAGAAGGGGCAGTTCATCCGAAGGCCCAACACCAATACGGGAACGTACCTCGTATGCGTCGCCACGGCCGATATAGACGAAGGCACCACGCTCGACGAGTCCAATACCAGGAAAGTAGTGACACGATGGAAAATTGACGACTACGCGTCATACGGGGAATATCCCGGTACAGTCACGTTTACTGTCGACACGAGTTCCGACACGGTCAAAATCGTATCGGCCTATGTCCTCCGCGGGCCCAGTACCAATGCTGCCCCAGGACGCCCGAACAGCGCATGGGAACGTATAGCCGACTCGATTTCGGGAAAAAAGGTAGGCACGATGTTCGAGCCGGGGAAGCTCTACATCTATTCTTCCCAGGACGACCTTTCCGATGCCGCCCTGTACATGTACATAGGCGACCCCAAGGAGAAGCCTGCGGACAATTCGCTGGTACCCGTGGACGAACACGGGGAGCTCGATGACAAGGACTGGTACGGCCCGGTAATCATGGTTCCGGTAACCAACATCACCAGGTCAGCGGTGCTGCACCACGTGCCTACCACGGACATCAACGGGTTCATCCTCAGGTCCAACTCGTACGACACGACGTCCGTATCCGCCATTTCGAACCTGGCTGTACACGAGGGGACTTCCGAGCCGAACAAGGGCCTCAAGATATTCGGCACTAGCAACTATGCCAGGTGGCCGGATACCGAGTCAAGGATATGGCATACCGGCATTGACTACTCCACTTCGAGCCACTACACGGCAGAGATGGTGTTCCACCATGCAAGCGACGAGGTGAAGACCTGCAACATCGTCAACTACGACGGGCCTGACCTTGACCGCGGCCTAGCAATCTACCTCCCGGTAAACGACCGCATCGTCGGCGACAACGGGGAGGATGCTTACGTTGAGCCGAAGGACGGCGCGATGTTCGAGTTCCTGTTCAGGATTTGGCCGAACACGGCATACAACGGCGCGACCACGCCCGACCTCATCATCAACAAGGCCCAAATCTACGTGTACAGCGCGAAGCGTTCCGACGAGCTTGACAGCGCGAGGGTGCTCGCCAAGTTCAGCATGGCAAGGCTCACCAACTTCTACCTGTGGGCGGAAAACGTGGCCGTCCCGGCTCGTCCCGTGTTCTACAAGGCTAAGTTCATCTACTCGAGGGACGACAAGGAATGGCGCACCTACGACTATTACCAGGTGCCCGACCATGTGTTCCTGTCCCCGAAGGGCTTCGTCGACCCGGCAAACCGCAATGACGACACCTACGGCGAGGACGGAGATTTCAGCGGCGTGCAGACGGCGGGCTTCCCGCTCATGCAGGACCCGTTCGCTGAACTGGACATGTCTCCCGTGCGGATGAACCGCATCGAGCACAACGACTGACCGGATACGCGAATGGATTAGTTTAGTGGGCGGCCATGCGGCCGTCCACTTGTTTTTGGGCACCCGGGAGCATAAACTACGAAAAACGCGAGAGTCTTATGAGCGAAACGAACCCCTACATTGTCAAGGAACACAAAGGCGATTTCGAGAACACCATCCAGTATTTCGTTACTGGCAGGCCTCTTACCACCGATGAGGAAATGCGCCCGGACAGCCACGGGGTGCACCCGGTGAGTCCCCTGGGGTTCATGATTAAGGAGGACGGCACCACCCTGGCGCCGGCCGAGCCATTGAGCGGGTTCTCCGCGTACGGGGATTCCGGATGTACCGCGCAGGAGGCGTACGACGACTCGTATAAGGTATCCGGCAAGTACTATATGTACGGCAGCGACGTCATCTCGTTCCCCGTGCTGGACATACACCGCAGCGAGGACGGTACCAAGATTCTGGTTACCGTGAACGGCCTCCTTCCGCAGCCGGAAAACTCGCAGAGCTTCTATTTCAGGAATATTACTTCCGACGACTATACGCCTACAGGACTCGTCGGCACTACGTTCAGCAATCTTGACTCGTTGACCCAGGATGTCGGCAGCGGCACCACGGCAATCGCGCTTACGACCGACATCGTCTTTGACGGTACTGTTGGCGAGGGCAAGCTGGCATTTTGTGTAAACCATGAGGTCAGCGGCCACAAGTTCCTTACTGTCGAGGACCCGGATTCCGATACGCTTAGCGGCATATATGTATGGGGTGAATCCGAGGGCGAGCCTATCCGCAAGATATTCAACTGGGGAAGCTGCGAAGTCGGCGAGACGGAGGATACCGGCGGGCCGTGCTATGAAGGGAACGGGTACAGCGATACAGAGGTTGCCAAGTGGGTAAACGAGAAGGTCGGCGCGATGACGCACTACGGGTGCCATCCGTCGAGCGAGCCCGGTGACCTCCGCGATGCGGGTGGACTAGTGAACTGGTTCGTCACCAACGGCGACGTGGACATTACCGGGGGTGCCGGGAATACTTCCGTGATGATTCCGGGGTTCGGACTGGGCCAGGGATTCCAGGGAAAATATGCCGTGGACACCGGTACCAACGTAAGGACAGAGGACCCGGACGAAACTTCGGAACATAAGTGGCTCACGTTCGGCTACGGCACCAAGCACGATGCATACGCTGCCGACGTGGGCAAGACTGCACTCCCGCTCGACTGGCCGTTCTCCCATTCGTCTGATTACGCCGACGAGAAGAGGGACAACAACATAACACTGATTAAGGACGGGGTGCAGTTCTACGACGGGACTGACACGAGCGTGGTAGGCGGGCTCACCCGGATTTCCCGGGAGTGCCACGTGTGCGACGGTACTGGGGTCGTAATAGAGGGGCCATGCCATAACTGCGGCGGTACCGGCGAGGAGCCGGATTGCGAGACTTGTGGCGGCTCGGGCAAGGTAATTGACTCCGTTACTCAAGAGGAACACGAGTGTCCCGATTGCCATGGTATGGGCTTCCTGGGAGGTCACCGCTACGTTATGGACAAGGTACACGTGTGCCTATATAACGACTTCAAGCCGAGCGACGGTGCGCATGACCATACTGCCGGCACTACCGTACTGAAGAAGACATTTGTAAATCTCGCCACCCCGATTACCCAGAAGGACGGCGATACGTTCGAGGTGACCGTGTCCTTGCCGAACGTCAACATCCCTGACGCATATTCCGGCAACGACGCGATGCAGAACCTCAGCGGGTACTATGCATACGTATCGCAACCGAGAGTGTATGTCGTAAGCGGTACGTGGGAATTCAGCGACACCAGGGTGTTTTTCGATACCAAGGATTTGCTGACGTATGACCTTGGCGACACGATGTTCAAGGCCAGGAAAGGCTTTCAACTCGATAACAATACCGAGGTAAAGGTTAAGATTAGCTTCGACGCTTACAGCAGAAAGAAGTTTGCCGGCATTGGCATCATTGCGGACGGACGGTATGTCGTGCTGAAAGAAGCACTGAATATTCCGGCTGGACTCCTGCGCAAAATCAAGAGGAGCGCAGATTCGGACGGAAACATCAAGGGCTCCATCTGCGGTGCCGCCTACGTGGAGGCAAACAACGATACGCTGACACAGGCAATACAGACCGATATCGGTCTGAATGCCGTAAGAAATGAAGAAGGGGCTCTTGGCAATGACATGGGGAACAAGGTATCAGGTTCCCTCCAGCAATACAACAAGCTTTATACGGCCGATACCGAGGATACCGAGAATGGTACCAGGAAGCATGTCCTGTTTGAAGCCGACGGGACTCCCAGGAAAGACCAGCGGCAGATTGTGGCGACGGTCTACCCGACCACCACGAATACGTTCCCGTGGGCGCTGACACACAGACGGAAGCTCGGCTTCCTCGACAAGCTGATGACAATGGAGTCCGACTCCGGGGTCAACGGGATGTTCGCCAGGGTTTACAGGATGAACCGGGCAATCCTTGAAAGCATACCGATGTCCGAATCGCTGGCTCCCGAGGACTACCCGCTGGACATGTACAGCACGGCATCCTGGAATTCCCAGGAGAACGACAGGCTATCAATCATAGGGGCGCTGCTCACGGTCGTCATGGACCCGGATGTCGACGTTTCCAGGAAATCTCAGGCCCAGCCAGTACGCCGTGCTCTTGCCGCGGTGAAGATGCTGGCCGAGGACTACAGGAACGCCAGGGTATCCAGGCTCGGGGATGTCGGCGCCGGCGTCACGTCCTATGTGTCTGACGCCGAAATTCGCAAGGACGGGTCGGCACTTTCGGACTATTCGAGCCTCGGCAGCACGGTCAACCTGACGCCTCGAAACGACTACGAGGGAATGGCTCACGCCATAAGGCTGCGGCATCTCCCGGAATTCCTGGCTGCGGCCGGGACGGACGAGTATACCGGGGAACCGCTTTCCCCCATCATGAACGCTTACCCGTACAGGGATAACTCCAAGTATTCATACTACAGCGGCAACCCGTATGGCTACGGTACATTCGACACGACGACACGCACCGAGGAGGTGCCGTGCGAGGTCGCTTCCTCTACCGGAACCGAGGCGTGGCCGATGAGCAACAGCATAGTAAAGGCGTGCATAGGAAAGGTGGATGACACCGTTACCGTGGAGGAGCTGTACCGCTCGGCGGAACTGCACGCAATCGACTTCAGCGACATAGGCGACATCCTGCAGCCGCAGGCACACCGGTCGGGGACGGACATATCCTGGCTTGACGCAATCGACGCGTTCACGAAGATTGTATCGCCGGACAACATACCTGTACCGAGCACGGGCGGCATTGATTACACCCTGTTGTTTGACCAGAAGGAAGACCAGCTACCGTTCATCATGGCCGATGCGTACGGATACTACAGGGTACTTACTGCTATTGACTGGAACGGTGCGGATTACTTCATAGCCACTACGATGCCGACCGACGCCACTACGATGCCGACCGACGCCACTACGATGCCGACCGACGATTCGCTGGCATTGTTCCTCAAGGACTACGTTCCTGGCTATGCGGCGCGGCTTGCCGTCAGAAACTGGGACAGTTACCGAGTGAAGGTGACAAGCCCGGCGACGCCGTCACCTGATACGACCTATCTTACCAGGATGCACTGGTATGACCCTGAGTGCGACGCGGCGAGCCGCGGTATCTATGCGTCCGACGCGTTCATTGTCGGCAACGAGTTCTCCGACATGAACATGAACAGGATTGAGTTCAGCAGCGCGGACAAGGCCCGTTCGCTGAACTGCAGCGTCCCTCCGTACAGCGTGAAGGACGACTACAATATTCTGGCGCCGTTCGCTACCGAGAACGACCCGTACTCGGTCAGCTACATCCGCGTGTTCATGAAGTTCGCATTCTCCGAGGATGCCGGCCGATGGTACTGCATGGACTACAGGCAGGCGCCGGTTTCCTACCTGAGCCCGCTTTACGGCGCGAAGGCGCTCGACCAGACTGTCGACGGAAAGAGACTATGGTCTCGCCCGGAATGCGTGTCCGCGAAGTGGCAGGCCCCGTTGATGCATACGTACGAGGAGTACTGCCCGCTGGACATCAACCCGTCACTAGTCCGCTCGGTGATGCGCAAGGACGCCAACGGGGAATGCCCGCTGATGTTCCCGTATCTCCCGGTGGATGACGGCGGTCTCGGCCTGAACGCTCCCGTGAACAAGGCGGGGACTTCTACGGCGGAGTCAATCGCCTCGATGCCGCACGCGAACTTCTGGAGCGTCCGGGAGTTCCTACGTCCAGCCACGGGCGCCGCGAACGTGGGCGACATACCGAGATACTACAAGGACCATGGTGAATGGACATGGGGAGAAACCGGAGGTATCATGTCGGATGCGGTCCTTTGGGGACAGTACGATTATCCGCACAAGGGAAACCCGGAATACCATATTCCGGACACCGATATCCCGGATGCTGACCTCAGCAAGCGCAGCATGGTATATGCACGGCGCAATGGCACTACTCAACTGATGGACACCGGCGATATACAGGTGGGGCCGCATGAGAATACTGTGCTCGCCGTATCGTACGGGGCAGGCCGCGAATAAACTTTTAGAGGAATTGACGGTAGAATATGGCACAGATTGAACAAGAACGAATTTCCGCGCTGGATAGCTTGGTTACCCAGTCAGCGGACGGCGTTAACGAGCTCATAGAGTCCACTGTTGAAGCAGCAAAGTGGGCCATGGCGGTGGACTACATTGTCCCCGATAGTGATACCGCCAACCAGGAAGACTTGGTAGACCAGGGTACAAAGCGTATACCGGTAAGCCGAATTGGCTTGCTGACTGATAGCCGTACCGTTCCACAGTCCATGTTACCTCACCAGATGGACGAGATTCTTAATGGACGAATGGTGCATGATACAGGTACCGGAAAATGGACATTCACCACTACCGTCGACGGGGTGCAGGTGGTATATGTATGCCCTGGTCCCCCGGTAGGAGATGAACGGCGGCCGGACATTAGTACTATATACCGGGATGTAAGTGACGAAGACCAGGATGGAAACCCAATCTACACTCAGTATAGATATGTGCCGGATGACAATGCTGATGTTGGAACTGCCTCCGAAACAGGGAGTTTCGTTCCTATTCCGAGTGACCTAGTCATGATAAATGGTGCCGGGACGGTAGTATCTGATAACGATGGCTCATACACCAGGGCCGTTGATATTGTTATCGGTGCCCCTGCGGCGGAAACCAATACACATAATAGTCTCTTAATCAGCAGTGGCAAACTTTCGCATGCTACGAGTGGTGTGGCTGCCGGTACGTATCCAACCCCTCCGCAATCGTCTCAGTTGACGTTTGGCGGCACATTCGCCGTAGATGCATTTACCGTTAACTCGACTGGCCATGTTACCGCAGTCACTCCGTATTCGCTGACTGTGCCTAATACGGCGGCTTCACTATCTACCGAGGGATTGGTAAAGATAGGCAGTACCGATGACATACAAAATATAGGCCAGCAAAAATCGGCGGGTACAACGACACCGAGTCCTTATGTAAAGGTTGCCGCCGCCGACCATGTCCATGCAGCATCCCATTTGATTCTGGAAAATATCAATGATTCCACCAATTTCCAAAATGGGAGATTGGAATATACGGGTGCTGGTTCGGATATCGAATATAGTTTCAAGAATATTTTGAAGGCTACACTTCCGACTAATGGGCCTACTGCTGCCGGACAACTGTTGGTCAGCGTCGGAAATTCCGTTGCTAATATGCAGGCCGTCTGGAGAAATCCCGATGATGTATTTGCGCCAGAGTATGCATTTGTGAAGGTTGCTAGCGGATGTACGTGTGGTACCTCTCCGGTTACCGTTCCATTCGATACATCAACGGAAACCCATGGCGGTAGCATGACGGTTGCACAAACCGAATTTGGCGGGCTGAAGGCAGGCAAGGCATATGTCGTGTGCTTTAACTTTGGGTTCTCACATTCGTCAGCGACAACGTTTATTGAAGATGCCGTTGTAACAGTACAGACCGGCGCCGATTCCCAGTGGACAAGTGCGGCGGAGTATCGTTATTATCTGGACGGCTCAATTACTGGCGTATCAAACTATATAAACGGTTGCATCATATTCTCGGTACCCAATGGTCATACATTAGCGAGACTCCGGCTGAATACAGGCCGGTCAACGTGGAACATTACTACTGACAGTAGCGTACAAATTGCAGAGGTTAAGTAGGAATGGACCCGATAATCTACAAGAGAACCCACAAGAGGATACGCGAGCTTAATCAGTTCGAGGAAACTCAGGGTGGAGTTGACCCAATCGGAACACTGATGGGCTCGTCGGTGGCAAGTAAATGGTGTACAGCATTTGATGCGAGTGATTCATCCGTTGAACCTGATGATTCGTATAGCGTGCCATTAAGCCGATTGATTCTTCTTAGCCCGAACCGGAAAGTTCCGGCTGCGTTTTTGCCATCCTCGGTTTCTTCCGGCGAACTGCTGGTTACCCGCACATATTCAGGTAGCGGCGACCCGAGGGAATGTCTACCTAATGTGGGTGAACAATATTACGGCAACATGAACCTTATCTTTAAGGTGGAAAGAACTGGACAGCCCGATGCATTTTATAGGTACGCATACACTGATTCCATGGATATACAGGAATGGTATGAAGTATACCATTCGCTATCGGACCGGCATGGGTTCTCTAACGGTCAGGGTACAGTTGTTAGCGATACCATAAATCCGTCGACTGGAGCATATCATAGGGAAATTGATATCAATATCGGAACACCGGCTGCACATACGGACACTATATTATCGATTACGAGTAGCAGTCCGTATAAGCTCGTGCATACGTTGAGCCAGAACACCAATGTCGATGCACCGGTACCTGCATCCGAGCCTGTGTTGTCGTTTGGGGGGTCATTATATACCCCAACACTAACTGTTGACAGTACAGGACATGTATCTAGCATAGTGTCGCAATCTTATACTTTGCCGAACACCCCCGCGGAAAAGGGTACGAACACTGATATTGCCGGTCTTGTTCGGATAGGGAACAGCAGTACATCTATAGGAACCCAGAAATCCGCCGGGCATACATCGGTGGACAGTGAGCACCCATATATTCTGGTATCGGCCGCCGACCACAAGCATGATATGGCGAAGCTTGCATTTGTCGACAGCAATGATGACATTTCATATCAGGGCATGACGGATGTACCTGGTGTGGGAACGATAAGATATGATTTCAACCATATCGTGCAGGCCACGCTGCCAAGTGCCCCATTGTCTGCCGGACAGTTTGTCCTTACTGCCGAGTCGGCAACGACCCAGTCCAATTATGGAAGTACACGATGGACCACTATCGATAATGCGTTGCCGAACCAAGAGGGTATTGGTTCCGGGACGGCTGTAATGCGAACCGTAGCTACTTCGCTTGGGTCGATTGCGCCGTTGGTTCAAGGTGGTATCTATCTGGTTACAATGAACATCATGGTTGAAGTTACCGGTGGAGTCGGTGCACAGTCGGTTGCGCCTGTGCCTACGTTGCATGAACTTGAACTGACCATAGGAAACCATGTTGAAAAAATTACAATTCCCGGTTCCTGGACATGCACTGCACTTCCGAATAGTGGCATGCGATGGCTTGGCATGGCGACATTTATAATGATGGCGGCCGGTACAGCTGCACCAATGTCTGGCCGTATGCCGGCACCGGACACCACTTATGATGGCGTATTTAAAGTAACGTGCGGTGCAATAGCCGAGCGTCTCAGGTAGGCGTCCCGCCGAATTTTACCATGTTGTGAATGAAGAACCTGATTCCGCAGTCACTGCATTCGCGGAAGGTTCCCTTTATGTCCCTCCCGGAAATCCCGGGACCTCCCGTGGGTTCCCCGCAGGACGGACAGGTGAACTGCCCGAGGAACGAGTCGAGCGTAACCGACTTGGGAAGGGTTATGTCGACCGTGCCGTCATCCCAGAAGCGCACGGTGCATTCCGGGTGCTCCTTCATGAAGGAGGCCACCTTTACCAGCTTCGGGTTGATTTCCAGCAGCTTCTCGGGTGTCATGGCTCTACCACAGGTACTTTATCGCGGCGAACGTGGCGAACGCGCAGCTCGCCAGGACCGGGATTGTGAGGCATATCCCGACGACGGCCCAGAAGATTCTCCGGTAGTGCCATTCGTCAGTGTCGATGTCGTACAGCCTGAGGAAGTTCATCGATATGATGAACTCGGCCGCGAGGAACAGCCAAACCACCTCGAAGATGTTGAGGTACTGGTCGTCTTTGACTCTAGCAATCATGCTACTAAATTACATCAAAACTGTCCGGAACTTCAGGTTCCTCGCCCTGTTCGTTGGGTTCTTCCCCCGCGTTGTCTACCCACAGCTGGACCGGATACTTGGCGGTCTCGTCGTCCACCTGGGCGATGAACTGGTACCCGCTCTTCGCCAGGCCCTCGATGCAGTCCTTGTCGGTGGTGTCCACGACGATGAAAGTGGGGGTGTCCAGGGCGTTAATCTGGGCCCTGAGCTCCTCCCCCAGGCCGTGGTTGCGGTATTCCTCGGCCACGGCGAAGAATTCCTGCTGGACGCGCCCGTCGAGGTTGTAGCCGCTCAGGAGGCTGTAGTACTTGATTGGCACCACGCCACGGTAGTCCTCCCTGGTCGGGTCGATGAGGTTGGCGGCGGCCACCGGGAAGTCGTTGTCGGTGATGTACACGATGGTGACGGAGTTGAGCAGCCTGTCCACCGTGCTTGGGGTCGCCACGGGGACGGTGTTGTCCGGCGGCGGGGTAATGTCGTTCTTCCCGTCGATGACCGCGGCGATGTCGCGGAGGGTTCCCTCCTCGATGTCGGAGGGGGACTTGACGTAGGCCTTGAACCTCTCCGGGTCAAGCGACGGCTGTTCCGCCGGGGCTTCCTGGGTGTCGCCTATCGCCTCGCACAGGACGAGGGCGGCATCCATCTTGTTGATGCTCTCGAAAAGGTTCCGCATTAGTTGTACTCCAGCATGCCGGTCTCCTCGTTGTACACGGGGCCGCGGTACTCGTAGTTCTGAAGGTCGTTGTTGTTGTACTCCTTGTCGTCGCAGCAGGGAGGGGCGTTGAACAGCTCGTTCTTCTTCCGGTTGATTGTCCTGGCGAACATGTCAGCCAGGTCCTTGCGGTTGTCCTTCACGAGCTTGCCGTAGATGTCCTTGGCGGCCTTCCACGACTGGGTGGACGTGACACTGTTGGAGTCGGCCATCTCGTCGACGATGCCGTTGGCGATGTCCAGGGCCAGCTGGTTGACAGAATCCGCGTTCACCGGGACGTTTTCCGGGATGGTCAGGACATGTTCGTGGGAACCGGGCTTCTGGACGTTGCCGGCGCAGCCGGAGAATATCGTGCCGGCCACCAGGGCGCCAATCGTCATGAGTTTGCCGAGGACTCCCTCCTCGAGGGGCCTGCCTGTCGAGGCCGTGCCAAGGCCGGCGAACAGCGCTTCGGCCAGGGCCTTGTCCTTGGTTCCACTCATCCTCTGTATGTCTTCGATAGTGTACATAAGGTACCCAACTTTTCACTTTTTCGTAAGTTTATACCGTATTTCCGACGCCAATAAACTAGATTTATGCTATATTTACCAGAGAGGGTTCATCTATGAATGCCAGGATTGAAGACTTTGCAGCAGATTACGTGGTCGTCCCGCTCTTCTCGGCGGGCAGTTACGGAATCGTCAACGTGAACCGCGGCGACATGACCGACAAGGAATGGGCCGTATGGAACCGCGCACGCACTGCCCCGGAAATCAAGGAAGCCATCAACAAGGCAGCTCGCCCGTCGGAAATCCCGGGAAGGGTGATTGCTGTCCTAGACGAAAGAGGAATACCGAGATGCCTTACAAATCAGGAACGTCCTATTATGTAACCGACAAGGACTGCGAGACTGCCTTCGCGCAGTGCAAGGCGTGCGAGTTCGTGTCCGACAACAAGAACTACAGGTCCATTGTCGAGAGCACGTACCTAACTGTCCGCGATACGGATGACATCAACGCGTCGTGCGGAAGGCTCACCGATGCTGTCAGGAACCACCTGAACCAGTATTACCCAGTGGTGGACTGGAACCAGTACACGCATATCCTGTCGGTATACGCCGGGATGCTCCGGTGGGTCAACATGGTCGCCCACGTGTGCGAGTACATCGACCGCACGCACAGGATTGGCGAGGCGAAGAAGATGCTCGCCTGGTCGGCCACACGGCTCACCTCGTTCGAGGCCGGCAGCGACTTCGTGCAGAGGTTCCTCGACGAGTTCCACATCCAGTGCGACGGGCATCGCGAGGAAGTTGTCAGGATGTACGCAATCGCCATCCTTGTCGGCCTCATCGGCCACGAGCTCGGCCACGCGTGCCTCGGTCACTACGGCCAGCCGGACCAGAACTCGATTTCCAGGAACAACGAGCGCTGCGCCGACATGTTCGCCTCCTCGGTCGCCCAGTCAATCGGCAACGGGTACGCCGGCGCAATCGGTGCCGTGGTGCTCGACGTGTCGTTCATGTGGCTCGCCGGGAAGCATTCCGCATACGTGACCAACGGCAGCGCCAAGGACAACAAGTTCATGTCGCACCCGGTGTCCATCGACCGAGTGAAGGCTTTCGTCGAGTCCTTCAACACGGTGCTGGTAACGTCGCCCGTGACGGCCAAGATGCTCATGAAGCTCACGAAGGATGCATAGCATGGCTTTCGCCGACGTAACAGTAAGCAAGTTCACCGTACAGTACATGCTCAAGGACCTTGAGAGGGACATGCCGACCATGCTCCCGCTCAAGGCGTATTCCGTCGACTTGACCCTGGAAGTTCCCGACGAGCTTTCCCAGTATCTCCCGGCGTACGTCAAGGGTTTCCAGGGGTTGGACCCGAACGCCGCGGAGGCCAGGGTAATCCCCGAATACAGCGCACCGTCGGAAGTGGTGAAGAAGTGGAAGAAGATTCTCACCAAGGAGTACCCGGACGCGTTCAACGCCAAGCAGACCAAGCCCGACATGGTAATCGATTGCGCCATCAGCTGTACGCTGGAGGACGCAATCAAGGACGCCCTGGAGGAACTGTGGGACAAGAGCCTGGCCGAGTCGCTCAAGGCGGTACCCGACGTACCTGACGGATTCAGGATAGGGGCCCGGTACATCCACCTGGTCGATTGGAACGTTAAATGACACAAGGCCGCCCCGGGACGGCCTTTTGATTTAGTTTAAATGGAGAGGAAATCCGATGCACGAATTTTTCGAAAGAGTTGACAACGCGTTCGGCATGATTAAGGCCGATACGAAGTGGAATACGTTCACCATCAACGCGGTGAAGCTGCTTGGCGTGAACAAGCTGGTGGAGTCATACATTCCGCCGTTTGATTCTGATGCGCAGGCACCGATAACCGCACAGAAGATGTCTGCCGAGCAAGGCAAGACGGTAACCGCCGAGGAAGTGAAGGCCATGTGGAAGCGCAAGGCCAAGATTTCCACCGAGCTCGGCGTCAGGGTACACTCGTACATCGAAGCCGCCATGGCAAACAAGTTCTACAGGTATGACGATGCTTCCATCAAGGAGGCATTCCCGAACGATACGGAAGACCCCATAAGGGAACGCTACAACCGCATCATTCTCCAGGTAGACCAGTTCCGCGAGTCTATCCGGGGCAAGCTGATTCCTGTTGTTTCCGAACAGGTCATCGGTTCTCCCAAGTACATGGTGTGCGGAATCGTCGACCAGATTTTCTGGAACAAGAAGGCGAACGAGTTCCAGATTTGGGACTGGAAGTCCAACGAGAAGTTCAACCTCGACTCGAATTTCAAGTTCAATCCGCCGTTCGGGCATCTCGCCAACTGCGAATACCACAAGTATTCCATGCAGCTCTGCATGTACAAGCACCTGTTCACCGAAGCCACGGGCATTCCTATCGGCAAGTGCTACCTGTGCTGGTTCTCCAGCGAGGCACCCACGCAGCAGATGTTCCCGGTGCAGGACTTCAGCAACGAGGTGACTCAGATGCTGGCAATGCGTGCGCAGCAGCTCGGCCTAGTCGACCAGGGGAGTGTGTTCTAATGGACATGAAGAAGATTGAAAAGATTAAGGCGTCCTTTACCGACGAACAGTACAACCTGTACAACGTGCTGCTCGGCGACAAGGACAAGCTGAAGGCGGAATGGATGCTTTGCCGCCGCATGTACGACCAGGCGGTCACAATCATCAAGGCGAAGGAGACCGGTCCTGAAGTGCGGCTCCTCCTGATGAAGGCGTCCACCGACTACTGGAGCCGCCGCCGGCTGGCCCTGGAAAGGACGATGGAGGAAGTAGGCATGAACGCCGACCTCGCCGAATGGAGGAAGGAAGCAGATGCCAAGAGCTAAGAAGCCGTTGGGACACATCCAGGTAGAACTGCTGGTCGCCGGGCAACCGACCAGGAGCGGCCACGTGTATACCCCGGAGGCCATAGAGAAGCTGTGCGCAGACATCAAGGAAACCCCGGTGACCATCGAGGAGGTTTCCCCGCTGGAGCGCAGGGCCCGCAAGATTCCTGTCTGCAATTCCTGGCCGGAGCACGCAATGGCGGTATCCACGGATGCCTCCGTCGAGAACGGCGTCCTCAAGGTGGATTTCGACATCAAGAACAACAAGTACGGCTCCCTCCTCATGAAAAGCATCGAGGCGGGCGAGGTGGTGTACAAGCCGGTCGGCGTGACGACGGACGAGGGCGACGTTATTTCCAACTACAGGATGAACTACGTAACTATTGACGTGAAGTATGGGACAAATTAACATCATAATGAGCTATGACTGCGAGAAGCAGGACTTTGACGACGCCAACATCTTCTGCAGGAAGAAACTGTGGGATACGGCCGAACTGACGGACGTGTTCTACGGGCAGGTGGCCGTAATGACTGACACGATGGCCGAATCCGGGGCGATTCCCGGTATCCTCGCCCTGTGCCCCACGGTAGTCCCGATTACCGGGAACTGGCTGTTCCGCCGCGTGGTCGAGCGTCTCGGCGAGAGCGGCAGCGGCATAAAGACTAGCGTCTTCCTTGACAGCAAGAACTACAAGTCGGTGCTTGACTGCGACGGGATATCGAGCTTCTACGTCGTCCTGTGCGGATGCTCCGCGTCGGAATGCGAGTCCAAGGTGCCGTCCTTCCGCGGCTGGGTCTACGACAAGTATACCGAAATCTACCCGGACATGTTCCTGGTGGGCATGAAGAAGAATACCGGGCTATCCATCAGCGACGCCGACCTGGACGACGAAATCAGCCGCATGGAGGTGGAGATGAACGAGCCCACCGAGGACGAGCTCACGTCGAACTCCCAGAAGGAACTCGAGCGCCTCATCAACACCATCCTGCAGAGCTGGGAGGTTTTCGGCAAGTACGACTACGACATGCCGAAGTTCCTGTCGCAGACCGATGGACTCGGAGCCTGCGGCTCGATAGAGGTGGGAGAGGACGGGCTCGACGGCATGTTCGAAGGCGCTGCCGACATGATGTCCGGCGACGACGACCTGCGCGAGCAGATGAACGGGCCGAACGGGGAAGCCCTGGAAGCTCCGGCGTCACTCCGCGTGGTCAAGGTGATGGCGAACACCATAAGCAGGATTTCGGACTTCAGCATGAAGGTCCACGGTGCGGCCGTGCAGGCCCTGGCGAAGGCCAACTCCAACGAGAAGAAGCTGGCCGAGATGGACGCGATGGTCGTCGACGCGATGAAGGCGATGGACGAGAAGTGTGACAGCGTCAGGGACTACAGCGACGAGCGCATTTCCGGGCTTCGCCACCAGATTGCCATCCTCGTCATGCACGACAGGGCGAAGCAGTATATCCCCCTGGCCGTATCCCTGCTGTCGCTGGTAGTTGTCGTGCTCTCGCTGATACTTCGCTGATTTTGGCGGTACGTCCCTTAAAGGCCCCCGGTACGTGGGGCCTTTCTCTATAAACTGTTCCAGTAAGGGGGATGAACCATGCTCAGAAACATCGATGTACTCCATAGGGCCGTAGTCAAGTCATGCGGGGATGCCCCGGGTTATTTCGCCGAGAGCGTATCGGCCGCGTTCACCGCAATGTTCGAGGATGGAGAGACCATCCCGGTAAACGTGGACAACCTCGTCAAGAGCGACGAGGCCGACACCATCCCTGCCCAGCTCAAGAGCGCACAGGATGCGGCAAAGACGGCCGACGACAAGGTGCGGAACCTCCGGGATACTCTCGGTATTGCATCCAAGGATACGAACGGGGTGACTGGCACTCAGCAGGGGACTACGAATGCAACGGCATAACGCCATACTCAAGTTCATGGACGACATGTACCGGGAAACCCAGTCCCCGACCGTGCTCGAGGCAGCGAAGATTTACCGGAAGCTGTTCATGGAACAGCAGTTCATGCCCGCGTCCGCCACCAGGCAGACCCCGGCAATCGACTACAAGGGATTCATGCACGTTGTTCCCCATGCGGCTTCCGGTACGAACCAGCCAGATGTATGTCCGGCACAGGTGAACACCATCATCAACGGCACTTGCACCAGGGACACCGGCGAGGAAACAGCGAAGGAAAAATGGGAAGTCCCGGACTTTGCCCAGTTCAAGAAGGGACAGCTCAACAGTGCGCTTCTCCACGGCAGGACTGCAGGTACGCCTACCCCAGCAAACTTCGGGAAGTACAACAACGCAGTCATGGATGAACTTTCGAAGACCGGCAAGAAGAACCAGCGGGACCGCCTGTTCATGGGTGTCCCGAACTGCACAATGCCGATGCGCTGCGGGTACACGATTACCAATCCTCTGGACTACCAGGGAACCGACGTCGGATATGCCGATGGCGGAGGTGGTGCCGGGGGAGCGGCCCAATAATTTAAAAGGCGGTGGAAATCCACCGCCTTTCTTTTTGGCATGCAGGAAGCATGCGATATCAACCCGTAATGAATCCAATGAAGTATCGTTTGTTTTCTTCATAATATTTTTCCCATATATCGATAACTGCCTGCACATGTTTCTTTTCTACGTTATCCATCTTATGGATACAATCGGTGTATGGTGATGCGAGTGCAACATTATCGGCTCCTATATCAGCTATTACCTCATATTCGTTGCTTTTGCCTGCGCGAGCTACCCATTCGGTTAACATATAGTCTGCCCATCCAAGCAAGGTTTTGTTTTCAATCTTGTTGTTTGGGTGGTCCATGCCAGTATTGAAAGCCAGAATCTTAAGATTTCCATTATATTCTGACCGTTTTAGACCGGCGTTCAGCACGGCGATTGGCGAATTTGCCCAGCATCCACCGTCAATATATGATTGTCCATCCTTTATGACAACGTCAAAATAGGACGGAGCGGCAGTGCTGGTCAGAATAGCCAACCATTTGTCCGTATCGGTATCACCTAAATCCCATACTTTTTCTACGCTTTTTCCATTGGTGTGTGTAGTTGGAATAAATATAGGTTTTTTCCAATCGGAAACTTTCCCAGTAAACTTAGATTTTAGTATTTTAATGAGATTAGTGTTGTCATATGTTGGACATGTAGGTTGTACCCGTTTGTACCATGGATATTTTGTGAATATCTTCCCTAGGTTATTGTAATACAGGTCGAATAGGTCATGCGCTGAATATCCCTCGTCTAGTCCACCCGCAATGATGGCCCCGGTTGATGTACCGGCAAATGCGATTGCAATATCACCCAGCTTTTTGCCGATGTCCTGTTCGAGCCTACACATGAAGGCAAGTGGGCCGATACCCAGTGCGCCGCCACCGTTTACGCTGATAGCTATATTCTTCATAATTATACCCCTGTTTTCTTGCAGTTTATTCGGGTGCCGCATAAACTATGGATATCGAAGTGGACGGTTGCCATGGACGTATTGAGAGAATTGCTGAGTGAAATCCCGGGAAACACATTGTGCCGCAATGTACTTACCGAGGCATACTGCGCCCTGTTCGAGGACGTGGCCTCAGTAGCCACACACAAGTCCAAGAACGTTATCCGCAGCCTGTTCCCGCAGCTTGCATCCAGATGGGATGACATTGCCGTGGACGACGCCGGGAACCCCGTGCTGACCATGAGCGGGAAGCAGCAGACATACATCGAGTATTTCGAGCGCACAATCAGGAACATGTTCTTCCATGACGGTGCGAACCAGAAGTTCGAACCGGGGGTCACCAGGATTGCATACGGGGAACTCAAGCTGGAGAATCGTGGACAGGACAGCCGGAAGCTGGCTTCACTCAAGAAGATTGTCAAGCTGATTTCCGAAGGGCACGCCGGCGAGTATGACGGCGACCTCAACGGCATGTCCTACGATGAACTGGAGACGCGGTTCGGCACTGTCGTGCAGAAGGCCGACGACGAACTCAAGGAGAAACTCGCATCGGCTGATTACCAGGCAAGCGACTACGTAATCAAGGAGATTCCGGATTACAAAAGCGCGACGAAATTCTTCAAGTACACTAACCCGGATTCCCCGTGGTGCATCACCCACATGGAGAACATGTGGCGTTCGTACACCGCCGACGGGATGAACAGGGTATATTTCGCGTACAGGCCGAACTTCAGGCGGATGAAACCCGTAAAGGGCCCGGACGCGCCGCTAGACAGCTACGGATTGTCGCTCATATCCATCATAGTAGACCCGTGGGGCACGCTGCGGGCGGTGACGACCCGGTGGAACCATGCCAACGGCGGTTCGGACCAGGCGATGGACGCCACCCAGCTGTCCAACGTCCTCGGGGGGAACGTGTTCGAGCTGTGCCCGCCCACGGCAATGCCGGAACGGCATGTCGAGCGCATCGACAACGATTCGATACGCATCGGCGACCAGGTATGGATGAGCCACAACCTGCAGATGCGCACGAACAGGAGGCGCGGGATAGTCCACGTCGGCGACGAGACCTACTTTACCTGGAATGCCGCAATGGAAGTGGCTGCCGCGTACGGAAACGGCTGGCGGCTCCCTACCATGGACGACTGGGACAAGCTCATAGAGACATGCGGCGGTTATAAAAAGGCGGGGCTCAACCTCAAGTCGACCGAAGGATGGAGACCGGGCGTCGATGACGAAAACGGAAACGGGTTCGACACGTACGGGTTCGACGCGAAACCGGCCGGAAAGTACAACCGCTATCATGGTCGTAGGGGCGTGGGATGTAAGCGGCACTTCGCCTTCTTCTGGACCAGTGACAGGTGTGAAGACAGTTTCGAGTGGGCCCGCTATGTTGAATTAAATTACCTTGACACTGGGGCCAGTACTAGCATAGGGAAACTCAGTGGTACGGACATGGTCGGACTGTCGGTCCGTCTTGTCAGGAATGCGTAGTCCGCCCGTCATGAAATTATGGAAGGTCGCCGCCGGGCGGCCTTTTTGCTATATTTGGGGATATGATAGACTTCAAGCAGTATGCAGAGATGTGCGACGTTCTCACCCAATGGGCAAGGGAATACGCCGCTGGCACGCCGTCCGTACCGGACGACGTATACGACAAGAATTACATCCTCCTCAAGGAATTCGAGGCGGCAAACCCCAGTGTCATCCTGGATACCTCGCCAACGCGCCACGTTGAGGACGGTGCGGACGGATTCCGCAAGGTGAAGCACGAAATCCCGATGATTTCAATCGCCAACTCCAACGGTATCGAGGAGACCCGCGAATGGGCCACCATGATGTTCAACAACGGAGTCAAGCGTCTGGAAGGCGAATACAAGCTGGACGGCCTGAGCCTCGCATTGAAGTTCAAGGATGGCCAGCTGGTCGATGCCGTTACCCGCGGCAAGGACAACATCGGCGACTCCGTGTTCGAGAATGCGCTCCGCGTCAAGGGTGTGCTCACTAAGATTCCCTGGCTCGGCGAGGTGGAAATCCGTGGCGAGACCGTATGGAAATACGCTGACTTCGAACCAATCAACGACCAGCTCATTGCCGAGGGGAAGAAGGCCTTCGCCAACCCCAGGAACGGCGCATCGGGTACGCTGAAGTCCCATGACCCGGACGAGGTAGAATCCCGTGGTCTGTCGTTCGTTGCATATCTCATCGTCAAGGGAAGCCCCAACCGCTTCCAGGATACCGACATCATGCAGTTGCAGGAGTTCGGTTTTGAAGTACCGGAACACTGGGTTGCCGAGACTGTAGACGAAGTAGTTGAGCTTGCCGAGAAGATGCGCGAGAAGCGCTTCGAGCAGCCATATACCATCGACGGCGTAGTGCTGAAGGTGGACGACAAGGAAGACCAGAAGCGCTTCGGATACACCGCGAAGTCCCCGAACTTCTACCGTGCGTACAAGTTCCCTCCTGAAGAGAAGGAAACAGAACTGCTTGACATCGAGCAATCCATCGGAATGTCCGGTGCAATCACTCCCGTAGCCATCATCAAGCCGGTGCATCTGGCAATGACGACGGTATCGCGCTGCTCCCTGCACAACTGGGACCTCGTCGACTATCTCGGCCTGCACAAGGGTTGCCATGTAGTAATCCGTAAGGCCGGCGAAATCATCCCGGAACTCGTGAAGTGTTCCGAGACCGGCCGCTCCAAGGATACCTACGAAGTCGAGCGTGCCGCGTGCGACAAGGCCAAGATTCCGCACGTCAAGCCGTGGGTTCCCACGAATGATACGGAGAAGGCATATGAACGCTACCTCCGTCCGGTTACCTGCCCGTGCTGCGGCGGGGAACTGAAGTGCCAGGTGAACAATGAAGGCAAGGAACTGGTCGCCTGGGTATGCTCCAACGAGGAATGCCGTACACAGATTGGCGGCAAGCTCGCCAACTTCGTATCCCGTGAATGCATGAACATCATGGGTATCGGCGAGTCGATAGTGGAACAGCTGCTGGAGGCAGGCAAGCTCCGATTCTTTACGGACTTCTACACGTTGACCATACAGGACATCATGGATGCATGCGGCAAGACTGAAGCCGGTGCGAAGAAACTCCTGCAGAGCATCGACAAGTCGAAGGGAAACTACCTTCACCAGCTTATCGAGGGCTTCTCCATTCCTGGCCTAGGCCACCAGGTAGCCCCGGTTGTAGCCAAGTGTGTCCATGATGCCGGCGGCTTCATCCGTATCTATCAGGATGGCGAGCCCACCGGATTCATCGACGACTTCTGCTACCGTGCCCAGAAGGCAGGTATCTCCCCGGTAATCTCCGGGAAGTTCTGTGAGTTCGTCACCAAGTATGAAGGTGCCCTTACCGAGTTCGCTACATGGGGTGTCGCCCAGAACGTGAAGGAAGTGCAGTCCGCGAAGCTAGCCGGGAAGGTGTGCATCATGACCGGCACGTTCGAGAAGCTCGACCGAGACGTTTTCAAGGACATGGTCGTTGCCAACGGCGGTACCATCTGTTCTTCCATTACCAAGAAGTGCAACGTGGTGCTCATGGGAGACAACGCCGGCCCGTCCAAGGTACAGAAGATTGACGAACTCAGGAAGGCCGGCCAGGAGATTACGGTGTACACCCCGGAAACCCTGCAGCAGTTCCTGGACCTGCTCAAGTGAGTGCGCCATGAAGGGATACATAAT